ATATTGGTCTAGTGGATATATCTTTACAATATCATTTTCAATATCTAATGATATTTCTTCTTGTAATTCTCGTAATAGTGCTTGTGCTATATTTTCATTGTCTTCTACTTTCCCACCAAAGAAACCCCAATTTCTAGGAAATGACCCATCTATTGCTCTTTGTTGTAGAAGTATTCTATGTGTGTCTTTTGCGACTATACATCCGCCAGCCGCTTTGAGTTTCGATTCTTTCATTATGGCGTTACTACTAGTTCCATTCTCCAATATCCAGCCTCATATATACCTTGGTATGTGTCTGTCCATGATTTATCTTTGGCATCGAATTTAAACTGTTGCGAAGTCGTTGTATTTGTTACGTATTCTCTAGTGACATTAGCACTTGCGTCAAAACTCTTTACCCAATCAGTACCATTATACTCTATAATGTCATTAGTGTCAACAGCAATTCCCCATACACTGCTTTCTGTTGCGGAATCTAATGTCAAGTATCTTTGACCTAGTGCAACATTTGGAATACTGTTAAATCCTGGTCTTGATGTTGAGGCATTGATAATTCTATCTACAGAAGTTATTGTATTTGTTGGTAATGTAGCAGGGTCGATTGTAAATTCTAACTCGCCAGCATCACTAGTAGTTGATAGTGTACCAATTACGTCAGCATTCAAGTCATCCACCTCGCCATGATATTTTAATCTAAGCCTTGAAACTCCACTATCTAATGTACCATATTCTTTAAGTACTGTTGACCAAGGAATATTAGCATCGTAATTTCCGTTTGCAAACGGAGTTGCTAAAACATCACCACCACTTTCATAAACTCTTAATGCGTAATTGCCTGGAGTTACAATTACACTTGACTGTGCGTTCAAGTCTGCAAAGAACTCAAATGCATCTGGGTCATAATCAAGTGTGTCTAAATCTGTATAAGTGTATATGTTATTGATAATATTTCTGATAACATTTTGTCTTGTGACTTGTGCCGGTGGATTAATCCAAACTGGTATCTGAAATATCATTGTTGCGATATCGATTTGGTCTTCAATACCTGCTGGTATTCCTCTACTAGTCCACTGTAAGTCAGTCATCTCTACAGTAGTAATTGTGGTCCAGTCAATTGGATTATCATTGTGTTGTATTTCTAATGCTGGATTAAATAGAACTAAGATTTGCTCAAGTAGTTGAAGTTTTTGGTCAGTGTTTGAAGTCCAAATATCAACTTGCATATTCAATAAGTAAGGAACAGGCATCAATCTTTTTACACTATACTTTTGTCCTTGTTCTGCCGTATAAGAGTTTGTAGTAGAATCAAATTTTCTTTCATTGACACTTACAGCATCATTAAAAAATGGTTCTTGTAATCTTTGTCTATCTGGTTGTAAACTTTGTACCCAACAAGCAATAAAGGGAGCAGATTGTACTACGTTCTCTGAATTACCTTTAAGAATAGTTGCCGCCATACGAGATACATCACCGTATCTGGATGGTACTCTGATGTAATAATCAGTTGTGCCATCGTTCATCTTTGAGCCTGTCTTAACTGTGAAGCCACTGAACATTCTTACAAATTGTAAGATATATCTTCGAATCTGATTGTCATAGAAATGTTTTTGTGCCATATTAGTCTACCTTTGGTTTAACTGCCTTCGACAGATTTACTTTGCCAGCAAGTGTTGTGCCGTCATCTAGTGTTACTGTGCCTGAGTTATTAATAAATTGATTATGTAACGCATGTCCAACTTCCCACGCACCGTCATCGTCATTGATTCTAAACCATTTGCTATCTCTGTATTGAAATAACCTTGACGGTGAATAATCTGTTCTTAAGAAGTAAGAATCAGTACTGGGACTATCAGGAAATGTTTTTCCATATGCCACTGTTGCATAATCTACATCGTCAGGATGATTGCTTTGTGTTGCATACATTAAATTATTTGTTCTATAGTCCCAATATTTTCCAGGAACATTATCTTGTGCTTCTTGTACAACGGCATCAGTAATTTGTAGTTCTTTGTTGTACGTAGATAGAATATTTTTCAAGTCAGATGCTTCTTCGCCAGTACCAAGAATATCTTTGTACTCTTGTGTGTCTTGTAACTGTTTGCAACGAACACGCCAAATATGTGGCCACCAACCTGGGTCGAAGCCACTTGAATCTTTTGATGCTTCTTGTACTACCCAATATTGATTGACTGCATCTGGGTCTTCACCATCGTTACCTTCTAACATCATGTCTTCTCTCATATGAGGTAATTCGATTACATCGCCAGTCATAATTTTGCGACCTAGTTGATTGACCATCTCGTTCAAATGGAGAGTGAACACTTGTTGGTCATTACCTAAGAACATACCGAACTGCGATAATTCAAAGTCTTGGTCAGATACTGTATATACACCTCTAAGGTCATATACATCTGTGTCATACTTTCTATCTCTGTTTTCTAAAAATAGTAAATCTTGTATTGCCGGTTTGGCAGGGTCAAAATCTGCATCAGTCTTATCTTGTGAACCGATATACTTATGAATCAGAAGCGATGTGCCACCGTGGTCAAAGTGTCCCTTGACTGTTTTATCAATAAATTTATAATCGTTACCCTTTTTTGGATTCCATAGGCTAAGTCTTGCCATAACTATTTTTCTCCATAATTTGACTTCTTACTGTATTTATCATATAATATAGTAATATAATTTCAAAATTATAAATAAAGTTTTAAGAAGGTACAATAATATGCTAATAGATGAAAATCAAGGATACTTGTCAATAAAAGAATTACTATCACCATTTGCAGTGAGACAATTCAAATTGTGGGCAATGAACCCAGACAATATACATCGTGGAAACGCTGTAAATGGGGAATACTACGGGAAACATCGCAAAGGTAGAGAATATAACATCTGTTGGAGTAAACAGCCACCAAGAGAAATGTGGGACCCCATAGTAGACAAATTAACTAGTCCTCTAAACGCAATGTTTAAAGGCAAACAATGGGATATGCATATCGTTGATACAATCACAACAAGACCAGGACAGTCTAAGATTAGGGCACACGTTGATACTCCTTATAGATTTGAAGATTTTGCTAGGTCAACAAATGATGAGTTGTTCGGTGTACAAATTATTGTTCCATTAGATAACTTCACAATAGAGAATGGCGCAACATGTATTCTTCCTGGTTCACACAAAGATAGATTTTATTACCAAGATATACAAGACAACCAAGAAGAATATAATGACTTACTTACATCTAAAGGTTTTCAATTTGTGTCAAAAGCGGGCGATGCCTTGATTTATAATTCGAGGACATTACACAGTACGATGCCAAATAATAGTGACCATTTTAGAAGTGCATTGCTAATGAATGCACTAGATGTCAACATAATTGAACGAATCAGAGAAATAGATTACAATACAAAAACTGCAAGAAAAAAGAAAAAATGACGGAAAACTTGACAAACTGCCACATTCGGTGTATAGTATTGTTGAATGTTGATATATAAAAGTAAATGATGAGGACAACGTGGCTATAAAAACAATGAAAAAGAAGAACAAAAAAGCAAATATTCTTTCAGATGAGTCTATTACAGGACTAGAGCCTGATTGGAAAGGCTCAGACACTTGGACCGCAGAAAAATATTATAGAGAACGTGCAAGAACTCCATATTATTATAGTTACTATTACAAATCTAAAGATTTTGTTCCTTGGGTAGTCCAATACATGAAAGACAATGGCTACTCTAAAGAAGATATCAAATCATATAAGGCAGCCGAAGACTGGAGAACTAAAAGTACTCTTGCTGGATATGTTAGGGCATTATCAAAGGGTATGCCAGAGAATCATGTTGGTATTCCTGAATACTTAGATACATTAGACGGTATTACAGCAACGTCTTTGTGTAATGTTACTGATTCTGTCAAAGGACAAATAGAAGATGTTATTTCTCATGGCAAAATAATCAAAGAAGTAAAGAAAGACGAAGAACAAGAAATAGTTAATAAGTATAAACCATCTATTCAACAACTTCTATTCAATAAGTCTTTAGAAATGTCAGAAGAGATAGATGAATATATTGAAGAGTTTGATGGGTCTACATCGATGTTGGCTACTTTCGACCCACAACGAATGCTGTTAATTGTTGGTGCAAAACCAAATCATGCTAAGATAATAGCATCGTTATATCAGCCAACCTTTGACGATTTCTCAGAACTTGTAAATCCTCCTAGTACTAAAGGTATGACAGAATTTGATAAAGACATGCATGAGCAACTTAAAGAAGGTTATTCACATCTATCTAAGGGTGTAATAAAGAACCAGTTTAAGATGTACAAATCTATTATGGATGCTTGTGACAACATCGTACTAAAGGGTAAAGTGACAAGAAAGCCTCGTAAGAAGAAGATAGTCAGTGCTGAAAAACAAGTCAGTAAGTTTAAATATTTAGACCATCATCCAGAAACTAAGTCAATTAGTGTGAATCCAGCAGAAATAGTTGGAGCCAATAGTATCATAGTATACAATTCTAAGACAAGAAAACTTGGAGTATATCATGCTCAGAATATTGACCCTACAGGACAAAAGAGAGACGGCTCTGGTCTAAGTGTAAAAGGAACGACTATTCAAGGTTTTAACCCAACCACGAGCGTCCAGAAGACACTACGTAAGCCAATCGAACAACTAGCAAAGTTCAAAAAGATAGCAAAACGTTCATTTCAGAAACAGTTTGATGAAATAAACAGTGTTGAAATTAAAATGAACGGCGGATTTAATGACCACAGTTTGATTATAAAAGTTTTTTGATAAATACTGTTAACAGTGATACATGTTAATGATATTTGAGGTCAAGAAATGGCAAAACAACGTAATAAAATAAAAAATGATGTAATTAGACAGATTAGACTATTACTCGGTGACGGTATGGTCGATATCGAATTGGATCCAGAACATTATGACCTTGCTATCGATATTGCAGTAGATAAGATTAGACAACGTTCAGAAGCGGCAGTAGAAGAAGATTTTTACACTATTGAACTAAAGAAAGATGTCGATGAATACAGACTTCCAGCAGAGATAACAGAAGTTAAAAAGATACATCATCGTTCTTTCGGTCATGGCATATCTGCCGGCGTAGACATGGATCCATTTGAATTAGCATATGCGAATTCATATTTCTTTATGAATAATCATGTTGGTGGCATATCAACTTACGAATTATTCTCTCAGTACCGTGAAACATTAAACAGAGTTGCGGCAACTGATATTCAATTTATTTGGAATGCAACTACTCATAAGTTAAAACTTTTAAGAAAAATGAGAGCGGACGAAATGGTATTACTTCATGTTTACTTAGAGCGTTCTGACGACCAACTACTAAAAGACCCATACTTAAAATCATGGATGAGAGATTACTCATTGGCATATTGTAAGAAAATGATTGGTGAGGCTCGTTCTAAATTCTCTGCACTTCCTGGCGCACAGGGTGGAGTTACACTAAACGGCGATGTTCTAAAACAAGATGCTACGGCAGATATAGAAAAGTTAGAAACAGAGTTGAAACTTTATATCGATGGTTCAGCACCGCTAGGTGTTATGATTGGCTAATCGTGGCTTTTCATCCAAAGAACAATAAAAGTCCTTGTGTAAGTATTTGCAAATATAATGATAAAAACTTTTGTGTTGGTTGTAAACGCCACATGAACGAAATCTTTGATTGGTTAGATTATTCTGATGAAATGAAAGATTCTATCTTAGAAGATATAAAAACCCGAGATATAAATTCAGAAAACGGTTGACATTCAGTATCTTTGGTTGTATAATGATATTATCGAAACTGAAAAAAGAAATCAAATGATAATAGGTATCACGGGACTAATAGGCTCAGGCAAAGGCACTGTAGCAGATATTCTAGTTGAAGAACATAACTTCATAAAACTTTCCTTCGCAGACAAACTCAAAGATGGTGTTGCAACTGTATACGGTTGGGACCGTGCTATGTTAGAAGGTGACACTGTAGAAAGTAGAGAGTGGCGTGAAACTGTTGACCAGTTTTGGACTAATGAAACTGGCAGAGAGATTACTCCTAGACTTGTACTACAAGAGTTCGGCACTGACTGTATGCGTAATGGTTTCTACGATGGTATTTGGGTTAGTCTAGTTAAGCAAGAAATAATTAATAATCCTGAAAATAATTATATCATACCTGATGTACGATTTGCTAATGAGATAAAAATCATTAAAGATTTAGGTGGCGAAGTTTGGAATGTTAGACGAGGCGAACTACCAGATTGGTGGGGAGTTGCAATATTAGACAATAAAACAGATTCAAACTTAATGAGAACTTCATATCCTGATGTTCATCAAAGTGAATGGAGATGGATAGGAACTAACGACACATTCAATCACATCATCTATAACGATGGCGACACAATAGACACATTATATAGTAAAGTTTCAAGTGTGTTGTCTACGTAGTTAACCCCAAAAACAGTGTTTTTTCATGTTTTTGACTAAATACATGTAGCGAAATATATTTAACAGTCAAACCAAACAGGAGAAAATACTATGGCTACATTAGTATCACCAGGAGTTGCAGTAACCGTAACAGACGAATCGCAATATGCGGCGGCTACACAAGGTACACTTCCATTATTAGTTATTGCTACGGCAAGTAACAAAGCAGATGCCTCGGGTAGTGCAACAGCGGCTGGTACAAAGCCAGCAAACGCAGGAATTGCCTACTTAGTATCATCACAGAGAGAATTAGTTGAAACATTCGGCGAACCAAAATTTTACGAAGTTGGCGGTTCAGTTGTACAAGGTTCAGAAACAAGTGAATACGGCTTATTAGCGGCATACCAATATCTAGGCGTTTCAAACAATGCATACGTTATCCGTGCAGACGTTGACTTAGCAGAATTAGAAGCATCAAGTACGGCACCAGCAGGCGTTATCACTAACGGCACACACTGGCATAACACTTCAAAAACAAAATTCGGATTATTTGTACATGATGGCACAGATTGGAAAGCAAAATCAATTGCTGTTTTAGACGATGCTCCAGGAACAGGAAACGTAGATGCACTTTCAGGTGACCACGCTCAACCATTAAACACATTCGGTCAAGCAGGTGACTTCGCAGTTGTAACATCTACTGCTAAAGTTTCATACTTTGAAAAAGTTGGCTCATCATGGGTTTTAACAGGTGATACTGGTTCAGCAGATTTTCAATTTTCAATGTTTGCTCCAACCACAAAATCAGGTGGCGGTGCATTAGCATCAGGCGATGCTTATGTTCGTTTAGCGACAGCCGGTTCTGGTTTAGATGTAGACTTAAATGTTTATAACACTACTTCTGGTTTATTCTCAGCACTATCGGCACCAGTTTATGGTAATGACGATTTAGCATCAGCAGTATCAACAAACGCTGGTAGTGTTTATACACAGTATAATACTAGAGCGGATGGTTTTGGTTACTTTCAACTAAGACGCCATACAGGTGCTACAACATCAGTTGTTACATCAGGCGCAGTACCTAGCACATCATCCATCACTGCAACTTTTACAGTAGACGGTGTTGCATGTGGACCATATACTAATTCCTCATTAGACGCAATTGTAACAAACTTACAATCAAAATCTGCCTTAAACACAGCAAACGTTAAAGTTGAGAAAATCGGAACAGATAAAATTCGTTTCACTAAGACAGATGGTCAAATATTACCAATAGTATTTTCAGTAGGTCATGTTGCAATGGGCTTTGCAAGTACTCCTCAAGTTGCATCAGTTTGGGAAGCATTATCTTACCAAGCAAGTGCTACACAGATTGTTGGTACAATTGCAGAAGGTACACATTGGTACAGTGCAGACCTTAAGATGGAAATTATGAAGAACGTCAACAATGGCGGTACAATGGAATGGCAGAAATACGCATGGTCAGAAGACACAGATAGTTTAGCACCAAGCGAATTACAATTAGTTTCAGGTGCTCCAGCAAAACGTAAAGACGGTACATCATCTCTAGTAGCAGGCGATATCTGGGTAGACGGTGACGCAGTTCCGTATGCAACAGTATATCGTTGGTCAGGTACAGCATGGGTCAAATTAGACAATGCAGACCAATCATCTACAGCAGGAATGGTATTCAGTCATTACTCATATGACGCTCCATACACAGCATCAGGTGCCGCGGCTTCCAGAACAGCACATACAGATACAGCCAATCCAGATTTACATCCAGAAGGAATTCTGATGATTAACATGGACTATTCTACTTACAACGTTAAGAAATACACTGGCGGTAAGTGGGTTTGGGCATCAGGCACAAACGCAGATGGTTCAGGCAAGTTCGGACCAGAGGCTCAAAGAGCAATCGTAGTAGAAGCAATGCAGGCTTCAGTAACAAACAATACTGGAATTCGTTCAGAATCAGTATACTTCAATCTAATCGCCGCTCCAGGATACTATGAGTTGATGGACGAAATGATTACATTGAACAAAGATAAAAAAGAAATCGCATTCGTAATCGGTGATTGCCCAATGACATTGAAATCAGATTCAACATCATTGAAAGCATGGGCTGATACATATGTTCCAGCAGAAACATACGCGGCAATTTATTATCCACATGGTTACTCAAGTGACTTGTCAGGTAACAACGTAGTTGTTCCATCATCGGCAATCGCATTAAGAACTATCGCATTCTCAGACCAAGTATCATTCCCATGGTTCGCACCAGCAGGATTGACACGTGGTGTAGTTTCTAACGCAACACAAGTTGGTTACGTAAACGCAGAAGATGAGTTTGTTAAAGTTCAATTGAATGAAGGTCAACGTGATACATTATACAACGGACGTATGAACCCAATCGCAGACTTCCCAGCACAAGGAATGGCAGTGTTCGGTCAAAAGACAACACAAGCAACTTCAAGTGCATTGGATAGAATCAATGTTGCACGTCTAGTTAACCACATGCGTTACAACTTAGACCAGTTATCTCGTTCATTCTTATTCGAACAAAACGATAAGATTACAAGAGACAACATGAGAGATGCAGTAGAACGTTTCTGTGGTAACCTTGTTACTGAAAGAGGTTTATTTGACTTCTTAGTAGTGTGTGACGAATCAAACAACACACCTGCAAGAATCGATAGAAATGAATTATGGGTAGATGTTGCAATTCAGCCAGCAAAAACTGTTGAATTTATCTACATTCCATTAAGAATTCGTAACACAGGCGAATCATTAGCATAATAAACAAAGACTAGAGAGTTTAGTTTAAAACCCCTCCTCAGCGAGGGGTTTTTTATGGGCGCCCTTAACGTATCTGATAAATACTGATATGAGAATAAATCAGGTCATATTAAACGAAGAAGCATTAGACGTAAAGTCTGTGATAACTTCGCCTATTAAAAAACTAGATAATGTTTTTAATAGCAACAACTATGAATTAAGAATAGTTGGTGGCGCAGTACGTGACCTTGCATTAGACAAAACACCAAAAGATATTGATTTGGCAACCGATGCGACACCAGATGAAATGATGGAGATACTGGATAAAGCAGATATCAGACACATACCTTCTGGATTAGAACATGGTACTATTACTGCAATATTAGACAACGAGCCATATGAAATCACAACACTAAGAGCAGACACAGAAACTGACGGCAGACATGCTGAAGTTGAGTTTGTTAAGAGTTGGGAAGAAGATGCTAAACGCAGAGACTTAACATACAATGCTATGAGTATGGATATGGAAGGCAATGTATTTGATTACTTCGGTGGTATGGATGACTTACAAGATAAAGTCAGTAAGTTTGTCGGTGACCCAGAAGAAAGAATCACAGAAGATTATTTAAGAATATTAAGATACTTCCGTTTTCAAGGCAGACTATCAACGCCTACTTGGGATAAAGATACTCTAAAAGCAATCAGTTCAAATGTAAAAGGTTTACAGAAGATAAGTGCTGAAAGAGTGTGGCAAGAAATGGGTAAAGTTCTTTCAGGTAATAATGTTGCAAGTATATTAGATTATATGACTAAGACTGGTGTTAGTAAAGTTATAGGATTATCAACTAAAGACTTGGACAAAGTAAAAGACAATGGCAATTCTATTGTTGCATTAGCACAGACTGGTAATACAATAGATATAGCAAAGCGTTGGAAACTAAGCAAAGTTCAAGCAACTATGTTAGATTTTCTAGTTAAGAATAAGAGTAACACACTTGACCAAAAGAAAGTAGAAGATATGATTGCCGATGGAATTAGCAAAGATTTAATTTCGGCACTGGCAACTTTACAAGGCAAAGTAGTAAACATAGACGCAGAAGTTCCAAACTTTCCGATAACAGGTGCTGACTTGATTGCTAAAGGCATGAAACCAGGACCAGAAATTGGTGCTAAACTTGGACAACTCAAACAGAAGTGGAAAGATAGCAACTTTAAATCAACTAAAGATGAATTGTTAAAAGAGAACGCAGATTTATCTACTCAAAGAGGTAGATTAGAATACTATCTAAAGAAACCAGTTGAAGATGGAATGCTACTTCATTTGTCTGGTTTAGGAAAGTTTCATAAAGATAACGATGAATTAGCAGATATAGTACCAGAAAGAAATGGCATGTATGCTTTACATCCTGATAAATGGGAAAGCACATTCTACAGTCTAACAAACAAAGATTTCAAAAAGATTGTTCACTATAAACCAACATTAATAAAAGCACCAGCAGATATGATTGTTGCTGATATGGCCATTGCAAATAGATTTTATAGAACAGATAATCCAGAAGAACAAGAACAACTTGCTAAAGAATATAAAGATAGTATAGGTAAAGATATATCTAGTATGAAGATGCCAGAGGTGATTATGCCTAGTTCAGTAGTAGAAAAAATTACCAAACGTACTCCAATGGGTGCTGTTATTGATGACTTCTATAAAAGTGATGCACCACAATTCAAAGGCAAGAGCAAAGCAAAAAGAAGAGAAATGGCTATAGCGGCCAAGTTATCTAAGATGGACGAAGCAGTTCATCAGTTTATGACAGGTCACGGTGTTACTTTTGCTGGTAAGAAATACGATGAGATAGAGATTGAAGTCACTGGTACTGATAATGTGAATAAGAAATATATTGTCACAATACTTGCACCAAAAGAACTATTTGGTAAACAAACTCAAATCTCTTCTAAGTATATGAATAGAGGACCTTGGACTAAGACAAAAGTAGATAACGTATTTGGAGACGAATGATGAAACTTACTGAAAAGCAGTTTAAACATTATATTGAAAAATATAAAGAACACGAAGCAAACAGAACAAGTACTAATGAAAGAAATAGATACTGGAAAGAGTATTTTACTCCATCCAGAACTGAGACTAGTTTTAATATGAACAAATTTTAATATGGATAATAAAACATTAGAATTACTTTTAGCAAATTATAAAGCAATTTATAGTCAAATGAAATTGCCATGTGCTGAAAAAGAGCGATTTGAGAAATTGATTGCTAAAGTAGAAGAAGAATTACGAACAAAAAATACTATAGTACCAGACCCAGACATTATATATTCAGATGAATGGTGTTCTTGTGGACACAAAAAGATAGATTGTGACTGTAAAGCAGGGTGCAAATGTGAGTGTAATAAGAGATATTTAGAGTCATATTAACTTACGACTTAATTTTTAGTAAAATAGATAAATACTAGTGTTAAACCATAGTTCACAACACTATTATAGGAGATAAAGAAAATGGCAAGAACGTTAGACACATTTGGTGTACCTACTGATTCAGGCAATGGAGCCTCAACGAGTGGTATTTTACAACCAAAACTTAACTATAGATTCCGTGTAGTAGTTGCTGGTTTTGGTGGTGTAGGTGTAAGCACACAAGAATTTACGAGACAGGTTATGAATGTATCCCGTCCAAAAGTTTCACATGAGTCAATTCCATTAGATTCATACAACTCACGTATGTATGTTATGGGTAAGCACACATGGGAACCGATTACAATTACTTTACGTGATGATATCGCAAACAATTTGACTAGATTAGTTGGTCGTCAAGTACAGACACAATTAGACCACAGAACTCAAAGAGGTCCTTCAGCAGGTACTAACTATAAGTTTTCAACATTGATTGAAATCTTAGATGGTAACTCAGGTAATGCGACTGAAACTTGGGAACTAGAGGGCTGTTTTGTTACTAATGCAGACTATTCACAAACTGATTATGCGGTTTCAGACCCAGTTACAATCACATTGACACTACAGTATGATAATGCTATGTTGAATGATGATTTGATGCCTGAGATTCCATTCCAAAACAATTCATCTTCAGCAGGTTAATAGAGGCGCAAGCCAATGGCTGATGAAAGACAAAGTGCTAAGAACACTACAGGAAGAGTTTTAGCGGACAGTGCTAACGCAAAACATAGATTTGGTTTTGCGGGCGCTGGCAATCGTACTCTTGGTGGTACAGCACCAAAACTTTCGGATTTATTCTTTTTAGAATTCACCACAGTTACTGAAGGTAGTTCACAGATACTACCAGACGTATCTGTGTTGGCAAAATCGGTATCTCCAATTTCAATTCAAACATCTAGTATGCCCGTTGACCAATACGGTAAACGAATTTATATTCCAACACGTGTTGACTTTCCAGAAGTAAGTCTTACGATGTATGATTCAATTGATGGTAAAGCATTTGATATAGCCAGTCAAATATATGGTAAGTTCTTTAAGAACCAATCAGCAGAAGTAACTGGCGCAACAGCAGAAGAAGTTATCACAAGCAACAATAGACATGGTAGAAAGTTACCAAGTAATGAACATGACTACTATCATCAGCATTTTGAAAAGGTAACAATATATCATTTCTTTGGTAACCTTGATTCTGCTAATGACTCTGGCATGGAACAATCAATTGCAGGAAATACTGGTCAAGGAACAATTCAAAAAATTGAATTAATAAATCCTCTAGTTACTGGTATGGTGTTTTCGGGTAGTGACTATAGTGTTGCTGAATTGAGAACGTTAGACCTAACACTTCAGCCAGAAAATATAATATTAGGAAAACCAGAAGAAGGCGTAACATTCCCAGATTGGATGACGCAAGGTATGAATTACATAATGGACACATTAGTTTATGAGCCTAGAACAGCAGTTTCTACC